AAAGGTTTCTACCTTTGCTGGTATCGCTGTTAACCGTTATCAGATCACCAAGCCTGAAGCTGGCGTGATTATCGGTGCTGCTGACATTTATCAGTCGGACTTCGGTCAACTGTCTATCGTGCCTGACCGTTTCATGCGTACCCGCGATATGCTGATTCTCGATCCTGAGTACGCTGCTATGGCTTTCCTCCGCCCATTCATGACGAATGAGTTGGCTAAAGCTGGCGATAGCGACAAGACTCAGATTCTCGCTGAAGTAACGCTGGAAGTGAAGAACGAAGCAGCGCATGGTATCGTCGCTGACTTGGACTTCTCACTGTAATGAACTAGCCCCTGACTTCGGTTGGGGGCTTTTTATAAAGACCAATGACAAACTTTAGACATCAAAAAGTTCATGCGGATGGTGATGGCGGTATTATCATCGAGACTAACCAAGACATTACAGACATTCTTGCTAGGAACAAGGTACTCCAAGAGGTAGATAAGGCTAGGACAGGCGATACAGATGACTTGCATTTGATTGGCTCTATACCGTTTACAGCAGTAGATAAGTTAAACGAGATGGGGATTATGCGAGGATTTGCGATTGTGGATGACAAAGCATTTAGACGTTGGCTGAATCATCCTGACCAAGCTGGTTTAAAAATCTACAGGGGAACCGTATGAGAGTTGGTGTTTGTGTACCATGTCGTGACGAAGTACACACAGGTTTTGCGTTTGATTTTGCCCGTATGTGCGCCCATGATGCTTCAGTTAGGTGCAAAGATGGTAAGGGCGGTTTAAGCCTTTATACGATGCCTGGCACGTTGATATTCGACCAGCGTGAGAAGTTGGCGCTGGTGGCTTTAAAAGAGGGCTGTGACGCTGTTCTGTTTATTGATAGCGACATGAGATTTCCACATGATTTGATTACGATTATGTTGAGCCGTGAGGTGGACATAGTTGGTGTTAACGCAGTGACAAGACGTAGACCATCATTCCCTACCGCTAAGTTATTGGTTAAGAGTGAGGATGAGAAGGGTATCCGGCATCATTGGTCTAACGTGGATTCACGCGGCAAAGAAGGTATTGAGGTCGTTACTGCTGTTGGATTTGGTGCGGTATTGATCCGTAAGAAAGTATTTGAAACACTGACAGCGCCGTGGTTTGACGCTGGATGGGGGCCAACAGGTGTAGTGGGTGAAGATGTGTTTTTCTGTGTAAAGGCTGGCGATGCAGGTATTGATACCTATGTTGACCATGAGCTTTCAATGCACATTAAACACGTTGGAACGCATGAATACAGTTGGGATGATGTAGATGATAAAGCCTTGAGGGGCGACAATGGCACTGACTAGCTATTCTGACTTAACTAGCACCATCTCCAGCTATCTAGCTCGTAGTGATTTAGATAGCATTATTCCCACGTTTATCTCTTTGGCAGAGCAGCGGTTACGTAGAGAATTGCGTATTCGGCAGATGTTAGTTGTTGTACAGGCTACTACGACAGGCGGTGATTCTACTGTTGGCTTGCCTAGTGATTACTTAGAGATGCGCGACATTCACGTTGTTGGTAATCCTAATGGTGTTCTTGTCTATGATACGCCTAACCTGTTTTATAAAAAGACTATCTCAACAGAATCAGGCCAGCCTAAACGCTACACGGTACTAGCTTCTGAGTTGCAACTAGGGCCAGTGCCTGACGGTGCTTATCTCCTGCAAATGCTGTACTACGCGCAACCTGCTTTTCTAAGCTCCACGAATCCTAGCAATGTCTTTATGGCTAACTGTCCTGACGCTTTGCTTTATGCTGCGTTAGGTGAGGCAGAGCCGTATCTAATGAATGATGTGCGACTACAAACATGGGGTACGTTGTACGAGAGAGCTATCGCAGCTATTGCCGTTGCAGACGAGTCTGGTGAATATAGCGGTCAACCAATGTCCATGTCTTTTAACTAGGGAAATATTATGGCTGAAATGTCTAACTACCTAGAGAACGCGTTAATTAACGTGACTCTACGCGCAACCAGCTACACGGCTCCTACGACTGTTTATGTTGGTTTATATACCACTGATCCTACTGACGCAAATACTGGAACAGAAATTTCAGGCGGTTCTTATGCTCGCGCAGCAGCTACCTTTGGCGCTCCTAGTAACGGGGCAACAAGTAACACAGCAGCTATCGAATTCCCACAAGCTACGCTGTCATGGGGAACTGTAGGCTGGATTGGTATTCTTGATGCGTCTACTTCTGGAAATCTTTTGTATCACTCGCCGCTTGATGTAAGTAAGGCTATTGATACTGGTGATGTGTTTAAGATTTCAATCGGTAACCTGACTGTTACGCTTGCATAATGGCTGACATTTGTGGCCCATTTACGCTTGAGGACTTAGACCAGTTTGGCACGCTTGATGCGTTACAATTTTCGCTAGATAGTGAAATTTGGGAAAGCCCTAACACTTGCATTATGTTTTTTGCAGGTGCGGTAAATGGTGCGGCAAATGTAACTGCGGATTCTATTAGGGTTAGATTAGACTCTGCTGCTATTAATGGAACTGCTACTGTTTTAGCAAATGGAGCTAAGGTAATTACTGCGTCTGGAAGTATTACTGCAAATGGAACAGTAACGGCTGATGGTGTGCGAGTGCGTGGCGCTACTGCTAGCATTACTGGCAATGCTGAAATGACTGCATTAGGTGGCGTGACTTATAACGGAACCGCATTTATTAAAACTGAAACTACAGTTATCTGTTACCCAAATGCAATATGGTCTGGTGATGGAGCTATAAATTCCAATGCGGCTGTGTCTGCTATTGGCTATATTTATGGTGAGGAATGGTCTGATGTAACAGAAGATTCAAATGTTTGGAGTATTGTTTCTGCTAATAGCAATACATGGACTAACGTACCCGCTGGAACTAATACATGGCTAAGACAAAACTAGCATTTGGTGAGTGGCTACCAGACCAGCCTGGAATTACAGGTGCGTTAACTGACGCTAATAACTGCATTCCTGTAGCTACTGGCTACGCTCCTTTGGGTGCTGAAGCGGACTATAGTACTGCTGCTGGTCAAACTTTAGTGACTACATTTGCCGGTAAGTTTGCTGGATTGTCTACATTGTTTGCTGCTGGAGCTACCAATCTTTTTAAATACGATAGTAACGATAGAGGTCTTGACGCTTTAACAACAACAGGGTACTCAACTACGTTGTTCTGGGATGTTACGCAGTTTGGCTCTGAGATGATTGTTGCTAATGGCATTGAGAAGCTACAGGCTTATACATTAAATGCTATGAGTGAGACATTCAGCAACTTAGCTGCTGACGCTCCTACCGCTAAGTATGTGACGGTAGTTCGTGATTTTGTAGTAGCTGCTAATGTTGTAACTGAAGAAAATAAGGTTTACTGGTCTGACATTAACGATGAGACTAACTGGACACCTAGCGCAACAAGCCAGGCTGATAGTCAGGTTATGGCTGACGGTGGCGACATTAAAGGTTTAACGGGTGGTGAGTACGGATTAGTGCTGCTTGAAAAAGCCATTTTTCGTATGTCCTACATAGGTAGCCCGTTGTTTTTTCAATTTGACGCCATTTCACGCAGTTTAGGCTGCATTTCTAGCGGTAGTGTAGTGCAATACAATGGTTTGACGTATTTTTTGGCTACAGACGGTTTCTATGTGTGCGATGGTCAGACAGTAAAGTCGATTAGCGCAGGAAAGATAGACCGTTGGTTCTTTGATATTGCCAATACAAGTCAATTTGACCAAATGTCTAGCACTGTTGATCCAGTTAAACGGCTAATTGTTTGGTCATTTAAGGATAACTTCGCCAATACCAATGTGTTGATCTATAACATTGACTTTGGTAAATGGTCGCATGGTGATACTACTGCTGACGCTATCTCTATCGTCATTACTCCTGCGGTAACGCTTGAGGGCTTAGACTTGTTTAGCGCTAGTATTGATGCACTAACCATATCACTTGATGACCGTCAATGGGATGGTGGGCAATCGCTGTTTGCTGGTGTACAAGGGCAGAAAATCATCACGTTTGGCGGCACTAACAAGCAATGCTCAATTGTTACTAACGATATTGATAACGGTAGGTCTGTTATTACCGGAGTCAGACCGATTATTGACAATGGAACGGCTGACATTTCGATATGTAATAGAAACCTGCTAGGAGACCCGATAGCCTTCACTACTGCTGTTAGTACAGATAGCGAAGGAAAAGCCTCTATGCGCGTTCCTGGTCGTTATATGAGGATAAAGGCATCTCCTGTGGGTAGTGCATGGGATACAGCTGTAGGAATGGAAGTTGATATTGTTACGCAAGGTCTGAGATGACACAGTTTCGTACATTACCGCCGTTTGGTGGAGATCAGCGAGCTGTTGCAGAGGTAGTGCGAGGCATCATGGACGGAAAGACTAATAATACTGGCTCTGTTACGTTGGCTAGTGGTGGCGCTACTAGCACGACAATCTACAATGAGCGTATAGGCTACGATAGTGTAATTCTATTAACTCCTACTGCATTGGTATCGTCAACATCTTATGTTCCGTATGGTGCATTCCAAGACGATACAGATCAGACTATTGCAAGCACGACAACTGCTTATCCAATGACCTATAACACCACTGATTATGCGTTAGGCGTGTCTGTGGTTAGCGGGTCAAGGGTAACGGTAGCTTATTCTGGCTTATGGAATATTCAATTTAGCTCACAGTTTTCAAATACAGATTCTCAAATTCAGGACGTTAGTATCTGGTTTAGACAGAACGGTGTAAACGTGCCTAAGTCAAATAGCGAATTTAGTATTAGTAATAGACATGGCTCTACCGATGGCGGTTTAATTGCAGCGCTTAATTTCTTTTTGCCAATGGCTAAAAATGATTACGTTGAGATTATGTGGAGTGCAAGCAATACATCAGTATCAATGCAAAATATTCCTGCTCAAACAAGCCCTACAAGGCCAGCAACGCCATCTGTGATTTTTACGATACAACACGTTTCCTCTAATGGATACACAACAAACACATTTGAAGACCCATA